AAGAAGATTAAGAAGAAATAAAGCTATGAAAAAGAAGCGTAAACCCAAGCTTACCAAAGCAGAGAAAGAGTTAAACGAGAGCCACATGTCTACAGGGGAGGGAAGGAGTGCGCTTATGGGGAGATGGAAGAAATAAATATGAAGTGGAGGATCGAAAGATGCGCAGCGTGTTATCAGCCGTTTGTAAATAAAAAGGACGGAAAATATTGTAGTCAGTCCTGTTACATAAGTGAAAATCTGAATATCAGACAAAAGTGTAAAGCAGGAAAGCATTTCTATAGATATTTCGACAGCGAAGATCAGAAATGTGAACACTGCCCTGCAAAGAGAAAGTTGCCTCAAAGCTTTAAGTATTACGAAATATTAATGAAGTATGCGATTAAAACTAGGAGAGGAAACAGTCAGAGTTAAGAAGGGCCAGAAGATTAAGATCGTAAAGGGTAAGGTAAAGATCATTAAAGAGAAGCGTAAAACGAAGCCTTGTCAGATCTGCAAAAAAGCAATGTATGTAGCCAAAAATCAGGTGGCATACTATCATGGCAAGTGTAGGAAGCTTCGCAACCAAGAATAATATGAAAGCAAAGACTTGTTATCGGTGTGGTAATCAATTTACTGGAGGCTCACCAAGACGAGCACTTTGTGATGAATGCGGAAAGAAGAAGAGCATCTTTAAAGTAAATTTTACGAAGAAAAGTAAGTACTTTAATGAATATGAGTGAGCCAGAAGAGAAAGAAATATATAAGAAGCTCCCCCATTTATGGAGACCGGGGACTTCTGGTAATCCTGCTGGAAGACCACCGGGAAGACTTTCTATTGTTGGCGCGCTCAGAAAAAAGCTCGGAAGCATGCCTGAAGGAGAGAAGAGGACTTATCTTGAACTCTTCGTTGATAAGCTCATTGATAAAGCTTTAGTTGAGGGAGACACGGCAATCTTAAGAGATATTGTAGATAGAGTTGATGGCCGCCCACTTCAGACTGTCGACGTTGATGCGAAGACCGAAACAACATATAGGATTGTTCGTGGCGGAGAAGCTATAAATAATAAGCCTATCATCGAAGTAGAATATGCAGAAACAGATGCTTCTTAGCGATCTTCTCCATGGTTTAGTAACAACTATTCTATTCTTTGCTTGTGGAATGATGGTTTATGACTTGTGGACGCTGCCTTTTAGCTTAGAGAAATTTATCTGGATGATTATCTTAGGCGCTGCATGGTCCTACATGTTTGTTACTTCGCGTAACTTAGATAAGTAGATTATGCGTATAGCTATTATTCACGATTGGTATCCTGATATTGGCCAAGAGATGACATGGAAGGACGGATTAGCTGCTGCAATTCGTATCCTTCATTCTCGACATGAGGTGAAGTTTTTTACGCTTGGAAAGGAGAAAGCAGCACTTCCTCACGAGTACTTTCCTATTTTTGTAGAAACAAAGAAGGAAGAGATAGTGGAAAGTGTTAAGGAATTTGCACCTGATGTGATTTTACATTGGGCAGATTGTACTCGTGAATGTGCAGAACCACTAAGTAAATTAGGCATTCCCCAGGCTATTTGTTTTGCTGGTGGAGATACTGGTGGGCATACAAACAAGTATTTTGATCATTTCTTTGTTGAATCTCAGGTCTACAAGGAAAGATTTGAGGTAGCAGGCAAATCTGTGAGTATTGCTTTTGGAACAAACACTGAGCTTTTCCAGCCATTGCCGTTCCAACAGAAGAAATTTGATGTGATCTTCCCTGCTACTTACTGTGATTGGAAGCGACATGACCTATTTAGATCTTCTGTAAGGGGTTTAAACGCTATTACAGCGGGTTTTATGTACGATGTGCATGAAAGAGACTGTTGGGAAGAAACGATGAAGGAAGGCGTTTTAACGCTGCCACACGTGTCTGCTGAGGTATTACGGCATCTTTATGCTGCGTCTAAGGTTTGTCTGATTACTTCTCGTGCTACAGGCGGATCGCAACGAACAGTTCTTGAAGCTATGAGCATGAATATCCCCGTGATTGTCATGGATGACTCGGACAAAACGAGTGAATATGTGCGTGAAGCTGGTTCTCAAGCTGGTGAAGTAGTGGAGCATCAACCAGAGAAGATCCGCGAGGCTCTTGATCGTTGGTTAGCAAAGGATTCCCCGTGTTCAGGAAGAGACTATGTGCTTTCTAAGTGGAGTGAGCATCACTATGCTGATGCCTTGGAAAAAGGATTAAAGGAGTTATGCAAAATTTTATAGTTCTTAACGGGCTTAAATACTCACTGACCGAGCATAAGTTTTTCACGAGATTAAAGCTTTGTTTGATGCTTCTTATCGGTGGCAACCTTGATTTCTCGTTGAATATTTGCCAAGAGGACGCTTTAAAGATCCACGAATTTGTTGAGCAGAATAAATTAATAGTAGTTAATTTCCCTCATAAAGTATGAAAGTCTGGCCTCATTTCGACCTCATGTTACGTTTACAGGGCTTGCCTCCCTTCGAGGATCTAACCTGTATTGATCTTGGTTGTGGTGCGTATAACTCAGATGTGGCCAAAGCGGTACTAGAAATACCATGGAAGAACCTTACTTCTGTTGATGGTTATGCGCCTGATTTACAAGCTGCAAAAGATAAGGACTCTAAAGCGCACCGCTGGTCGATCCTTACAGACGATGTAAGAGACTTTGTTAATGTTTCAGGTAAAGAGGCAGATATTGTTCTCTCGTTTGATGTTATCGAGCACTTACCTAAAGAAGATGGGTTAAAGTTCCTTGAAGGTCTTGAAAAGATGGCGATGAAGCGAATTGTATTGTTTTTACCTATTGAACCTGCTGACTTTCATCGTAAGTGGACTGAGGATGATAACAAACTACAAGAGCATCTTTCTCATTGGGCAGCATCAGAGTTCACGTCACGAGGCTACAAGGTTGAAGAGATCTCTGATTGTCATACAGAGCTGAAGCCAGATGGAAGTAAGGTAACATTCGGAGCTATCTGGGCCATTAAGGATATCCCTCAGGATTAGTATGATTTCAGTAGTTATCCCTCACATTCCAAGTGAATTCCATGACGAATTACTTAAGCGTTGTATTGATTCGCTATCGGGATATGATGAACTGATTGTAGTCACGAATCAGCCTGGAACTATTGGATTTACTAAGGCTGTAAATATTGGGCTGAAACTAGCTAAAGGAGATTACATAATGGTCGTGAACAATGACATTGTCTGGGAGCGTGGAAATCTTAAAGATCTGTGTAAGCCTAACTCTGTCACTTCCCCTATGATGAAGGAGCAGCCTCAATTCTTTTGGGGCTGTTTCTTTGTTGTCCCAAGAGAAGTCTTGGATAAGGTTGGCTATTTAGACGAACAGTTCTTCTTGTATTGTTCAGATACAGACTATGTAAAGCGTTGTCGTGAAGCGAAAATAGCCGTGGAAAGCGTGCAGTCTTGCAATGTATTTACTGAAGGAGCGCAGACTACTCAGACCCTTCCCGACCGTAAGAAGAATGATGATGCCGATACGGCTAAATTCCTCAGCAAATGGGGAATGATGCCTGACCAAATAATGTCGCTTTGCTCATAATATGCCCAAGATAAGTGTTATCACGCCTTCAATCCGTCCAAAGGGTCTTGAGGTTACTCGGCAGACACTGGAGAACCAAACGTTTACTGACTTTGAGTGGATCAAGCGTTTGTCTGTACCAGGCGAGAAGTCAGATCTCTGTTACCAGATGAATCAGGCTTTTGAGGAAGCCAAGGGAGAGCTTATCGTTTTCTTGCAGGACTACATTAAGATTGGACCAGATGGACTACAGAAAGCCTGGGACTTCTATCAGACATTCCCAGATGCTGCTGTAACGATGCCGGTAGGAAAAATTCTCAACGAGGGTGATGAGGTTAAGTGGGACTGGAGATCATACTGGGAGAAAGAACATTCTAGCCTTACTATTGATTATCATCGTTGGGAGATTGATTGGGGCATGATTCCGAGGGGGCTCTTACATGAAGAGACTTTCTTTGAACGTTATGACGAGGGTTTTGGCTGGGAGAACGTTGATCTTGCCTACAGACTACACTTTAAGGGGGTTAAGTTTATGCTCTCCCCTTTCAACCCTGGCGTGGCGATAGATCACGATAAGCTCGAAATACATCCTTACAAGCACAGACCAAATCAAGCTTTATGGATAGCAAGAAAAGCAGTAATTGAGGATATTTATGGAGGAAGTGGAGATCAAAATCTGGGAGCCGCATCCTAATCAACAGAAGATTGTAAACGATAAGAAGCGTTTTAAGATTGCTCGCTGTGGTCGTCGTTTCGGTAAAACGGTTCTTGCCGTCAGCACATTGATTGAGGAAGCTTTATTAAAAGATGACAGCCTTTTGTTTTACGTTGCGCCGACGTATCGCCAAGGTAAAGATATTGCTTGGGACATGTTGGTGAAAAAGGTGCGTTCTTTGCCTAAAGAGTTAGTGCATAAGATCAATGAGTCTGAACTTTACGTACTTATTGGGAACGGCTCGAAGATTTGTATTAAAGGAGCTGATAACCCTGATTCACTACGTGGTGTCGGATTAAATGGAGTAGTGCTTGATGAATACGCAGATATTAAGGAAAACGTTTGGTCAGAGATTATAGAACCTGCGTTAATGGATAAGAAGGGCTGGGCCTTAATTATCGGAACGCCACGGGGCTTTAACCACTTCTACACCTTTTATACAAAGAACGCTTCTAACCCTGATTGGGGCGTCTACCACTTTACTTCATACGATAATCCTCTGAATGATCCTGCTGAGATTGATCGTATCAGACTCACGAAGACTGATGAGACCTTTGAACAGGAATATCTTGCTGAATTCAGAAGGTCAGAAGGATTGGTCTATAAAGAGTTCAATCGTGAGAAACACGTTTATCAAGAGTTACCAGAAGGGTTTCAGTCCATCGAAGTCATCGCTGGTGTCGACTGGGGGTTCAATAACCCTTCAGTCATTCTTGTTATCAAGAAAGATTTTGATAATGTCTATTGGGTAGATGAGGAGTTTTACGAGACGAAGAAGACGCAACCTGAGATTATTGAGAAAGCGAAGGCGCTCGAAAGCAAACATAAAATCAACGCCTTTTACCCAGATAACGCAGAAACTGATAGAATAGAAGAGATGAAGCGTGCAGGCCTTACCATCCGAGAGATTGACAAGTCGGATATGGCGGCAGGTATCGATAAAGTCAGATCCCTTTTCGTGGCTAATCGCCTGCGTATTAAAGCGAATCTTTTCAATACCCTGTTTGAACTTGAAGCCTATAGCTATCCAAAGGCTCAAGAAGGGAGAAACGAAAAAGAAGAGCCTATTAAAAAGCATGACCACGCAATGGATGCACTGCGCTACGCACTATTTACAAATGAACCTACAGATAAAAGAACTTTAGGCGAAGAGTTTGGACTCTATAGGATTCAAAGCTTTAATTAATTATGAAAAAGGAGCAAAAGTCTGCGATAGAACAAGAAGCTATCGAACTCCTCGCATTAGAGAAGGCAGAGTGGGAGAACGCTACATGTTTCGTTACTGATAAGATTTCTTTTGACATGAGAAAGATTATCGAGACGTGCCGAAGAAACTATTGGGGAATCTTTAACCAGCCCGTTGACCCTACGACGGGCAAGGAAAAGACCTTCGTACCGCTTACGGAGTCCTATGTAGACAATGTGATTAAGAACATTGATCTTGATACAAAGGATATCAACTTCAGAGCGAAGAAGGCTGAGTCTATTGGGCTCACTGCTATTATCCGAAGTGCTGTAAAGAAGTATCTCGATGATATTGATTTCGGGGAGATCCTTGATGAGTCTGAACGTGATCTTGCTATTGATGGAACTATCGTTTGGAAAACATTTGAGGAAGATGACGAGGAAGGAGAAAAGGAGCTTTGTATTGATAAGGTCAATCTCCTTAACTTCTATATTGATCCAACCGCTAAAAGTATCCGCAATCAATGTAGATTCGGCGGTGTGATGGAGCGATTTCTGATGTCTCCTGATAAGGTTAAATCGTTTAAGGCTGATGGCTGGATCAATACTGAAGAAGTCGTTGGCCAGCTTGGTTTAAATATCAATGATCCTTTCATGCGCACGCTTGGAGCTGGAGCTAATGTGAAGCTTGTAGAACTCTTTGAGCGTTGGGGGATGTTCTCTAAGTTCCTCATGACTGGAAAAGAAGAAGACAGAGATAAGAATGTTTTTGGACGAATTGTTGCCTCTAACGTTGGTGGCCAAGGCTCACGCGTACATGTTATCGAGACTAGGAAGTTCAAGGAGCTCCCCTACGAGGAGTGCCGGTATTCTAAAGTTACTGGTCGTTGGTATGGTCGTGGTATTGCTGAGAAGCTTTTGATGCTTCAGATTTGGTTGAATACGATTGTGAATATCCGTATCAATCGTGCCGCTGTTGCCCAGCTTGGTCTTTGGAAATCGCGCATTGGATCAGGCGTCACCCCTCAACAAATGTCTCGATTAATGGCAAACGGAGTTATCCCGCTTAGAGATTTACAGGATCTTGAACAGATCCCAATGCAAGAAGCTTCTCAGAGTTCTTATCAGGACGAAGAAGTTATTAAGAGCTGGAGCCAGCAGACCACCTCTATTTATGAGGCTGCTTCAGGTGAAGCTGGTCCGGCGTCCCAACCTGCTACAAACGCTGTTATCCAGTCTCGTGCTGCGCAGAGCCAGTTTACCTTTGTTAAGAAGGGGGTTGGTCTTTTCTTGCAGCGCTGGATTAAGCATCATGTTCTCCCCTTCATTTCTAAGTCCCTCACTGCTGATGAGGTGGTAAGACTTACGGGAGAAGTCGAAGAATTACGAGATATTGATGAGCGCATCGCTAATCAACTTCTCCATGAGAAACTTGAAGAGATGAACAAGAAAGGCCAGTTCTTCAATATCGAACGAGTAGAAACAGAGCGCCAACGCTTGATCGAAACCATGAGTAAGCGAGGAAGCGACCGATACTTCAAATTAAAAGAAGACATAAACCCAGGGGACTATGATACGCAGGTTTACATTACGAATGAAGAAATTGATAAGGGAGTTCTTGCCCAGAATCTCGTCACTGTGCTCCAGACAATCCCTAACCTTCCAAACTCTGGCATTGATCCTCTTTCTGTTGCTCGGATGATCTTCGACGTTATGGGTGTGGACTCATCTCAGATGCGAACTAATAAACTTCAGACCGCCCCCGCACCTCAGCCTCAGATGCCACAAGGGATGGCACCTACAACCGGAGCACCCGTACAAAGTGATGCTGAAGCAGTAACAAAAGCAAACGTATGAACTCCCTCATAGAACGCTTAAAAGCCCTCAAACCTTCACTTTTACGAAAGCTAACAGAAGGAGCCTATGGCAGAGCCAATGAAACTGGATCGAGAAACGAACGCCCTAGTCCAAAGAAATAATGATCTTGCTGACATGGTGAAATCAGCCGGTTGGTCAATCGCCAAAGGGATGATGATGGACCGTATTGCTGAGCTTGGGAATATCCTTACCATTAGCAAAGAAATACAGGATAGTGCTATTCTCTCTTTGGAACTACGAGCACGACAAAATGCAGTTCAAACTCTTCTCTCTTTCTTAAGAGATGTTGAGGGTCAAGTAGAGCTCCATAAGACTCAAGAAGAGATTATGCGTATCCCTCTTGAGAAGTCGTGGGTGAACTTTATAGAGTAGGAAGATCGAACGGGGAGGTGATCGATACCCTCCCCAATCGATAATCTTAGTCGAAAAGATTATCAATCTAAAATTAACGTGATTTGAGACGCATATGTCCGAAGACACTACCCCGGAAACCTTACCTGGTGGAGAACCGAACGTTCCTCCGTCAGGCGGCCAAGAGGCTGTCACAAGCGGCGAAACTTCCCTTTCAGGAGTTCGTGACGTTATCAAGACAATCACTGGTAAGGACTTTCCAACGGACGAAGCAGCTATCAAGTCTGTTAAAGATACTTATAAGTATGTTGGCTCTGAGCAGGCGAAAGTCGGTTCAAAGATCAAGCAACTTAGCGAGCGTTTTAAAACAGATGAAAATGGCTTAATAAAACTTATGGAAAATGTTCTTAACGCCCCTGAGACTCCTAGCTCTGCCGTGGCTCCAGCAGCAACGCAGCAACCGGGTATCTCTGAAATGGACGCTCTTATGAAAGAGGTCCAGGAAGTAAAGTTTTTTGATGAGCATCCAGAGTACAAGGATCACCGTAAGGAGATTACTGCTCTGCGAGATCTCACCAAGAAATCTATCCGTGATGTTGTTGAAGATCCGACACTGAAAGGCCTTTTAGAGAAGGCAAAGACCGCAGACAGTACAGAACGTACTCGATCCGCCTTACATTCCACACCTGAATTAGGCTCGGTTCGAGATAAGATGACGGAAGCCCGTGCAGCTTTATCAAGTGGAAATGATTCACTTGCTAAACAGACTGCTGTAGGTAGCGTCATTGATACCTTCTTAAAGTAGGTATCTCTCAACCTGCCAACAATGGTGAAAAATTGTGGCAGAAACATTTATCAAGAGCTCCTATGGAGATCTTTCGGTAAAGGAAGATGTCGTGTTAAACGCGATTGAAATCCTTACAGCCCGTGAATCTCAGATCTTTAACATGCTCGGCAAGTCCTCCGCTATCGCGATGGTACATAGTTACCTCACCGATACGTTGGCTACTGCCGCCTCAGCTGCTGTTGCTGAAGAAGCATCTTACACAGCTACTGCGCTTACTACTCCAGCTCGCTTGACGAACGTTGTAGAAATCGCAGCTATCAACTTTAAAGTCTCTCGCACTCAGCAAGAGATTTCGCACTACCACGGTCAGAACGAGCTTTCTCGTCAGACTGAGAAGGCACTCATGAACTGGGGAAACGCTGCCGAGTTTGATCTCGTGCGCTCTACCTTGGTCTCTGGTGTGTCTGGTACTGCTCCAAAGTTGAGCGGAATCATTCAGGCTATCTCCAAGTCTACGAATACGACTGCGCATACCTCTGGTACCGCTTGGTCAGCTTCTATCTTGGACGGCTTGATGAAGGGTAACTGGGATAACAGTAACGGTGATGTAGCCACTGAAATTTTCATGGGTTCATATCTCCGCACGATTACTGACTCCTTCACCCAGAAGACTAACATGGTCGTGAATGGAACCGGAGCTACTACAATCGTTAAGACTGTAACGAGTTACGAAACTTCATTCGGGACAGTGATGATCCACAAGCATCGCTATATCCAGCAATCATCTGACGCTACTGGCCGTGTCCTCGCGATTCGTCCAGATAAGCTCAAGATTGCTTTCCTTACGAAGCCTTATATCGATCGTGATTTGGCTCGTGATGGAGACTTCGACTCCCATGCGGTTGTTGGTAAGTTCACCCTTGAGGTGCACAACCAGGACTCAAATTGGTTCGCAAGTGGCTTCAACATTGGCTAGTCTTAGCGTGATTCTTCTGCTCATCCTTCGGGGTGGGCAGGAATAACCACACTATTATGGATTCAGCTAAAGATAAGATCACTAAAGTCGTACAGGAGTATTGTCTTGTGAACGTAAGTGAATTTGAGCAGTTCAAAACGCAGATCGCTGCCGGACGAAGTAATCTGCGGACTGACTTTGCTGAAGTTCGGGGATCAGATCTTATCGAGCGAGCGCTATGGGAGGCACCAGAAACACTTACTACGATGATCCTTATTAGATTAGAGTCAGAAGAATACACTTGGTTTAAAACAAAAGAAGGCGCACGTTGGTTCGCTTCTCGATTCCCTATTTTTGCCTCCGGCAACCGAACATAGTTATGTCAAAGTTGGCCTTAGTGATGATCGTGAAACCGACAGATGATGAGGCTCTTGTTCTTGATAGATGTCTAAAGGAAACAGCCCCTTACGTGGATGGGATCTTTTTAACGATTACGGGCGAGAATGAGTTCTGTGAAGAAATCGCAGAGAAATATAACGCAGTTGTTTCTCACTTCACTTGGGTGAAGGATTTTGCAAAGGCACGTAATTTTGCTCTTGCTCAAGTACCAAAGGATTTTACTCACTGGATGTGGCTTGACTGTGACGACGTTCCAAGAGGCATCGAAAAGCTCAAGGAAGTGATTGATGAAAACCCAGATGTTGATGCTTTCGGAATGAGTTATCTTTATGCGTTTGATAAGTGGGGAAACCCAGTCGTCGTACACAGAAAAGCACGTGTCCTAAAGAACGATGGCTGTGTTGAGTGGGTTGGAGCTTTGCACGAAGACTTCTCTGAGACGCGCCAACTTGTTCAGAAGTATGTTGAAGGTATAGAAATCCTTCACATTACCAATGAAGAGCGCATCAAAGACTCTACTGAAAGGAACGCTGATGTAGCGCTTAAGGACAGTTTAGATAACCCAAATGATCCAAGAACCTATTGGAACCTTGGGAATGCCCTTAAAATGGCGGGCAAGAAGGAGGACTCAGTAAAAGCTTTCCTCAAGTTCCTTGAAACAAGTCGTTCTGATGAGGAGAAGTTCACCGTTCACTTGAGGCTTGCTGAGATACTCATGGAATCTGGTGACAACGTAAAGGCGCTAGAAGAGGCTCAGAAGGCTATTGGTATACGTTGGTGGTATCCTGACCCATTTCACACTGCTGCGCGTATCCTAACGAATTTAAAACGTTATACAGAGGCGGTAGACCACTTCTTAGCTGGCATGAAGCTTCCTCCCCCTGTAGATTCAATCATTGTTTATAATCCTCGTGACTACGATCTTTATCCACTCCTTGATATTGCGAAGGTTTACTTTATCCTCAACCGCCCAGATCTCGCCCTTCCAGCCCTTGAGGCGGCTCACAAGGTTATTCCAAGAGATCAGAGCGTTAAAGACACCATTGAGAAGCTAAAGAAAGAAGTAGACAAGTTTAATAAAGTTACGGCAGTTGTTACGAAATTAAAAGATGAAACAGATCTGGATAAGATCCGTTTTGAGTTATCAAAGATTCCTGACGATCTCCAGAGCCACCCGATGATTTGTAGTTTAAGAAACCAGAAGATCATTAAGGAGACTTCAAGTGGTAAGGATCTTGTTATCTTCTGTGGTTTCACTCAGGAAGAATGGTCTCCAGAAACAGCTCGTGAAAAAGGTATTGGAGGTTCAGAAGAAGCCGTCATCCATTTAGCGAAGAGATTCAAAGATAAGGGCTTTAACGTGACTGTTTATAACAATTGTGGTCATGAAACCCAACTTCATGATGGGGTTACCTATTCTCCTTTCTGGATGTGGAATCATCGTGATAAACAGGATATTACTATCTTGTGGCGACACCCAAAGGCGGTAGATTATGGTATTAACTCTGACAAGATTTTCCTGGATCTTCACGATGTTATCCCAGCTGGAGAATTGAATGAGGCTCGGTTAAAGCTTATTGATAAGATCTTCGTAAAGAGCCAGGCGCATCGCACTCTCTTCCCTGCTGTTCCAGAAGAGAAGTTTGCCATTATCCCTAACGGAATCGTTTGGGACGTGATGCAAGAAGAAAAGACAAAGCGTGATCCAATGCTTGTTATCAATACTTCTTCGCCAGATCGTTCTCTCTCGGCCTTACTTGATTGTTTCGCTGAGGTTAAGAAACAAGTACCAGAGGCTAAACTTCAATGGGCTTACGGCTGGAGGGTTTGGGATGACAGCCACGCGGACGATAGTGAAGCCTTAAAGTGGAGGAAAGAAATCGACGAAAAGATTAAGAATACTCCTGGTGTTGAGGTACTTGGTCGCTTAAATCATGGAGAAATCGCTAAGCTTTATCAAAAGGCTGGTGTTTTTGCCTATCCAACAGCGTTCTATGAAATCGACTGTATCTCAGCACGTAAGGCACAAGCAGGCGGAGCATTCCCTGTCACCACTAATTTTGCTGCCCTTAATGAGACCGTTCAGTTTGGTGACAAAATTAAGGTCAACCCAGAAGAAGAAAACTGGGGTAAGCCGTACGCGCAAGACTTCGCATTGAAGGGAGAGGAAGCAAGAAAAGAATGGATAGATGCTTGCGTCAAGAGATTGAAGACTCCTCCATCAGATGAAATCCGTGAGGAGATGCGCCGTTGGACGAAACGTTTTGACTGGGATTCCATCGCAGATAAGTGGTGTGTTATGTTTAGTGAGTAAGAAAATATATGCCTCAAGAAGCTGTTACTTCATTCTCTGACATGGGCTTTAACGATCCTATCGCTGGAGCAGAGATCTTTAACATGCTGCATATCGAAGCGGCAGAATTAGCTAACCCTAAAACAGTTGAGGAGTTTAAGCTTTTGACGCAATTTATTAACTCCTCCCCTGATGCGCTGTATCTTGCCAAGAGAGCCCTCACAAAGCATTTAAATCCGAATACAACGCCTTTAGAACATCTTACTGGGTTTGTCCAACTCCATAGCAAACGACAGGAATTAAAGAAGACGCTTGCCTCACTAGAGAGCGAGATAGGTTTATACGAATAATATGACTGATGTAATCATTCAACGCTCAGATCTCCCACGAGAAGACCGAGACGCGGAAGGAAGGATCATTCGTTCTAAAGAATGGCTTGAAGAGCGACGCATTCGCTTAGAGGAGAAGAGAGCTATCTTGCTTGAACGTTTGGAAAATATCGCCGCTGAAGACGAGGTAAGGGCTCAGGAGCTTGCAGAAAAGGAACTTGCCTCTAAGGCTCCCCCAGAAGAAGTAACGGTAACTGAATAATATGTCAGATGTAATTTACAATTCTTTTAAGCGTGACGTAATGAACGGGTCTATTGATCTTGATACTGATACTATCAAGGTTATGCTCGTTACTTCAGCCTATACTCCTGACCAGGACGCACATACAAAACGCTCAGACATTACAGATGAAACCTCGGGTACAGGATATTCAGCTGGAGGATCTTCGCTCGCGAACAAAGCTGTAACGGTAGACAATACTGATAATGAAGGGGTTTTTGATGCTGATGATCTTTCTTGGACTACTTCTAGCTTCACAGCACGGGGAGCGGTTCTTTATAAGTCTCGTGGAGGCGCATCTTCCGCTGATGAACTTATCGCTTATCTGGACTTTACTACAGATAAAACTGTTTCTTCAGGTACATTTACCATTCAATGGGCAGCTGAGGGAATTCTTAACCTTAACTAGCTTTTTGTGGCTCGGTATTGGGTAGGCGGAACTGCATCTTGGGATGGAACTGCTGGAACAAAATGGGCAACAACTTCAGGAGGAGCGGGAGGTGCTTCTGTCCCGACTTCTTCTGATGATGTTTTTTTTGATGCGGCTTCTGGTGCTGTAACCGTAACTATCGCTGCTGGAAATACAAACTGCCTTAGTTTAGATTTTACTGGGTTTACCGGAACAATGGCTGGTACAGCAGCCATTTCTATTTTTGGCAATCTTACAATGGCAACTGGGATGACCAGGTCTTATACTGGTACATTAACTTTTGCTGCAACTGGAACTGGAAAAACAATCACAATGAACGGTAAGGCTTTTGCTGGAGCCGTCACTTTCAATGGCGTTGGTGGTGGTTGGACTTTGCAAGATGCCTTTAGTATTGGAACTGGTACCCTTACTCTAACTGCTGGTACTTTAAATTTAAACGGGAAAACTACCACTGCTAGCTCAATGGTAATTAGCGGGGCTACAACAAGAACGCTTACTTGTGGAGCAGCCGCAATCAATTTAACTACTACATGGAACGCGGCTACAACGACGAACCTTACTTTTAACGTCAACACTTCAACAATTACATTGAGCAATACTGGAACCGTCACGTTCTCTGGCGGGGGTTTAACTTATAATAACGTTACATTCACTGGAGCCGGAAACCCTGGAGCCATTACGGGAGCAAACACTTTTGCTAACTTCACGGCGACAATGTCGGGTACTAACTCAATGCGATTTGAGTTAGGTGCAAACCAGATAGTCTCAGGAACACTAACTGCTACAGGAGCCTCAGCCGGTGGAGGGCGTGTTCGTTTTGGGAGCAATATTCGAGGTACACAACGAACTATTACTGCTGCTGCTGTCTCTCTTACAAACGTAGATTTTTCAGATATCATTGGTGCCGGCGCAGCTACTTGGACGGGTACAAGTATTGCTGACGCGAGTAACAACACAAATATTACTTTTACCACACCGGTGACACGCTATTACGTTGGGAACACTGGGGCATGGGATGTAACAACTTCTTGGTCTACAACTTCTGGTGGATCATCAGGCGCTAGTGTGCCTCTTTGTCATGACACGGCCGTATTTGATGCGAACTCTTTTAGCGCAAATGGTCAAACGCTAACCATCAACCCGGGTAATTACCCTTCAGTTGACTTTACTAACATTGATCAAACCGTAACGGTATCTATAGCGGCAAATGCTTATTTTATTAGTAATTTTAAATTAAAGGCAGGGATGTCTGTGACCACAGGTTGCCCTACTATGTATGGCCTCGGGTCAACTTCAGTTGATTTTGCTGGAGTTACATTAGATGTAGGAAATTGGACCATTGATGTAGGAACAGGAACTTTATCAATTCTTAGTGCCGTGACGTTGGGATCAACAAGGACGCTTGCCCTCTCAAGTGGAACCTTATCACAAAATGGATTTGATATTACTGCCGGTTTATTTAGTGATTCATCAACGACGGAAACTAAAACTTTGTCACAAGGTTCAAACACAATATTTTTAACTGGTGCCGGTGTAAACGTTTGGTCTACACTTGGAACAGGACTAACTGTTTCTGGGACTGGTTCTATTGAACTTAGCACTAATACGGCCTCTTCCCGTACTATTACTGCGAATAGCCAACAAATTAACAATATAAAAGTTTCTGCTGGCACTGGGGCTGTAACCCTAACAAACGTAAACTGTAACAATCTTGATTTTACTGGTTTTGCCGGAAGTCTCGCCGCTGGTACCGTGGCTATCACTGTACGTGGTAATTTAACAGCAGCCAGCGGAATGACGTTTACAGCAAGCACGTTTGCCATCATAATGGCAGCCACTTCTGGTACAAAAACAATTACTTCAAACGGTCGTACAATCGACCGACCTTTTACCATTAACGGGTCTGGAGGAACGTTCCAACTTACTGGCGCACTCACATTAGGCTCTACTCGCGCCTTTACTCTAACAGCCGGTACTTTTGATGCTAATGATTTTAACGTTACTACGGGAACAGTATCTATCTCTGGTGCTTCGACACGAAGTCTTTTAATGGGCAATGGGAGTATTTGGACAATCCGATCAAGCGGAGCTTCAACTTGGTTGGCTACTACAACGACAAACCTAACCTTTAATGCCGAGACTTCAAAAATCATTCTTAATGATGCAACAGTAACGAATAAAACTTTTTCTGGTGGCGGTTTGACGTATTACCACTTACTTTTAAGTGGAGCAGGTACTGGCACGTTTACCATCGCGGGATCAAACACTTTCTCTATTTTTGAGGTAGATACACCGCCACACACAGTTATCTTTACTGCTGGTACAACGCAAACCATTTCTTCGGCATCTGGCTGGAGGGTAAGCGGTACGTTGGGAAATCTAATTACCATTCAATCCACTACAACGACAAACGCCATTCTTTCCTGTTCAAGTGGCGTGATCGAGTCTTCTTATCTTTCTATCGCGGACTCTACAGCCCAAGGAGGCGCTACGTGGTACGCAGGTTCGACTTCGACTGATGGCGGTGGTGGAAATAGTGGATGGATTTTCAATAATGCGCCGTTATTCCCAAACGCTTTAGCAGCAGTATTTTCTCTGCCTTCTTATGCCACAGAAACAGATTCCTCATTTTCTGCCGCTACTTTATCAGCCATTTTCTCCATTCCTCTTTACTCTGCCTATTCTGATTTCACTTTAGCACAAAGTGCGCTTAGTGCTATTTTTACTACTCCCTCGTTCACAATTTCTAATGCAACAGATGCCTCCGTAAGCCCATCGGTTATTTCGCTTGTTTTCTCCACAATTTCCTCGATTATCTGGACAAGATTAGTGAAAAATAGCAGTTCATATTCTAACACCCCGAAATCATCTACACCTTCATTTTCCAATAAAGCAAAGTCTTCAACAATCTGGTCTGATCAGTCTAAATCAGCTAATCCAACTTATGTTGCTGAGGACAAAAGCTCTTCTCTTTGGACACACTTACAGAAGTAGTGCTATTATTAAATTAAATACGAGCGGTCAAAGACCTTACTCGAAAGCGCGAGCTTTTGTGTAGGGTCTCTTTCTATATGCAATTCAACGATACAACAGGATTAAATGGGATAATCCAAGAGTGCGAATTTCTAACAGGCATTGGCGCAGCGCGTATTAGCGGCAATACTCCCAACCTGAAGCTTTTTACACGTCTTTGTAATATTGCATA